GAGTGCGGCAACAACTGGATGGGCTACATCATCCACCAGGCACCGGGGCCGATGATGTCGGTGCAGCCCACCGTCGAGATGGCCAAGCGCAATTCGAAACAGCGCATCGACCCGCTGATCGAAGAGTCGGAAGTCCTGCGGAAACTCGTCCGCGATCCGAGGTCGCGCGATTCCGGCAACACGGTTCTGTCGAAGGATTTTCCGGGCGGCGTGCTGGTGATGACCGGGGCGAACAGCGCGGTCGGCCTGCGGTCGATGGCGGCACGATACCTGTTCCTGGACGAGGTGGACGCTTACCCAGGTGATGTGGAGGGCGAGGGCGACCCGATCACGCTGGCGATGGCGCGCACCCGGACGTTCGCGCGCCGCAAGGTGTTTCTGGTATCGACACCGAAGATCACCGGCATGAGCCGGATCGAGTCGGCGTATGAGGAGAGCGACCAGCGGAAGTACTGGGTGCCGTGTCCGACGTGCCGCGAGTTCCAGATCCTGAAGTTCGCGCAACTGCGGTGGCCAAAGGGCGATCCGCAGAGTGCGGTTTACGTCTGCGAGCACTGCGGCCAGGAGATTCGCAACCACCAGAAGCACTCCATGCTGGCGCACGGCGAGTGGCGGGCCGGCGCGAAAGGCGACGGTAGGACGGCGGGCTTCCATATCTCCAGCCTGTACAGTCCGGTCGGTTGGTTCTCATGGGGCGACGCCGCCAAGCAGTTCGAGCAGGCGCAGAAAAACCCAGCGCTGCTTCAGGTCTTCGTCAACACAGTGCTGGGCGAGACTTGGACGCTCCTCGGCGAAGCCCCGGAGTGGCAGAAGCTCTATGACCGGCGCGAGTCGTACAAAATCGGCACCGTACCGCCTGGCGGGCTGTTCCTTACGGCTGGCGCGGATGTCCAGAAGGACCGAATCGAGGTCGAGATTACCGCGTGGGGCCGGGGCAAGGAGTCGTGGTCGGTCGATTACCGGGTGCTCGAAGGGGACACGTCGCGACCGCAGGTTTGGGAGAAGCTAACCGCGCTGTTGAGTGAGGCGTTCCCGACCGCGTCCGGGCTGGAGTTGCCCATCCTGCAACTTGCCGTGGATTCGGGCTTCGCCACCATCGAAGTGTACCAGTGGGCGCGGCGGCAGGGCGGGCGCGTGCTGGTGATCAAAGGCGATTCGCGGACGCCCGCTCTCATTGGGTCGGCGTCTCCGGTGGAGGTGGGGCCGGCGGGCGCGAAGCTGAAGCGCGGCGTCCGGGTTTGGCCGGTCAATTCCGGCATGGCCAAAGAGGAACTGTACCGTTGGCTTCGGCTCGACCGACCTACCGATGAGGACCTCGCGAAGGGGACTCCCTTTCCTCCGGGGTATTGTCACCTCCCGCGCTACAGCGAGGAGTACTTCAAGCAGATCACCGCCGAACAGTTGGTGACCAAGATCGTCAAAGGTTATCGCCGGCACGAGTGGCAAAAGATGCGTGAGCGCAATGAGGCGCTCGATTGCCGCGTGTATGCTCGCGCGGCGGCTGGACGGGTCGGCATTGACCGTTTCCAGGAGAAGCACTGGGGCGACCTCGAACGCCGGGTGGGCGCGCCTCCAGTGCGGGACGTGAAACAGCCGCCGCAACAGCAGCGCACGGATGGCAGGCAGACCGCGCGCAACCGCGTGCGTTTCAGGATGGATCTCTAATGGCATTCACGCAGTCCGATCTCGATGCTCTCGACGCCGCCCGGAAGCAGGGCGCGAGGCGAGTCCGCTTTCAGGATCGTGAGTTCGAATTCGATTCCGTGGATGACTATTTGAAACTCCGGAATCTGATCCTGAATGACGTCGCCCAGCAGTCCGGGCCGCAGCAAGTGCGCCAAGTGCGCATCTACACGACCAACGGTTGGGGCCACTAAATCGCCGTGCCAATTGAAACGTTGATGACGCTCGCGCGCCAAGCTGGGCACGAGCCGATGCCGATCCCGCGCGTCCCACGTACCCGCGCGATGGGGACATTTCCGTTCGATGCCGCCGGTCGCGGGCGTCGGGGAATGGGATGGAATCCGCCGTCCCTCGGCCTCAACACGCTCCTGTTTTCGCATGGCCTGGAGTTGCAGGCGCGCAACCGGGACGCGGTTCGAAACAGTGCGTGGGCGGCGGCGGCCGTCGATTCCTACGTCGCCAACGCCATCGGGCGCGGCATTCGCCTGGTGCCGCACCATCCGGACGATAAGATCCGCGACCTGATCACCAGGAAGTGGAATCGATGGATACGCGAGTGCGACGTCGAGTACGACCCGCGGAATCCTGCGTCGGGTCAGACGGATTTCTATGGGCAGCAGATGGTGATTGCGCGCGAAGTCATGGAGGCGGGTGAGTGCTTCGTCCGGTTCCGGCCGCGTTCTGTGAAGGAAGGGCTTACGGTTCCGCTCCAACTCCAGTTGATCGAGGCAGAGCAGTTACCGTTGTGGCGGACGGCTGTCGAGCGGATGCCGCCGAACAACTCAGTCCGGTGCGGCATCGAGTTTCAGACCGATGGGCGGCGCGCAGCGTACCACTTTTGGAAGGCACATCCGGGTGAGACGATGTTTTTCCCGATGGACGCTCTCTCGGTAGAGCGGGTGCCCGCCACCGACGTGTTGCACGTCTACAAGCCGATTCGCGCGGGCCAGTTCCGGGGGCAGCCGTGGCTCACGTCGGTGATTGCGAAGCTCTACGAACTGGAGCAATACACGGACGCCGAGATCGTCCGCAAGAAGCTCGCGGCGATGATCACCGGGTTCATCACGCAGGCCAGCCCGGACAATCCGATCATCCCTCCGGACCAATACCAGAACGGGCCGACCCAGACGGAGCCGGGGACGCAGATCAGCAAGCTCGAACCCGGCACGTTCCAGGTTCTGAACTTCGGCGAAGAGGTGCAGTTTGCCGAAGCGAAGGATAGCGGCGATTTCAAGTCGTTCATCCGGACTTGCCTGCAGGCTTTTTCGAGTGGCGCCGGGCTTGCCGAGTATCAGATCAGCGGTGACCTGTCGGGGATCAACTATTCCTCGATCCGCGCCGGCCTGCTGGAATTCCGCCGCAAGTGCGAACAGTATCAGCATTCGGTTTTCATCTTCCAGGTCTGCCACCCGGTTTATAAGCGCTGGCTGCGCGAGGCGATGCTGGCGCTGGTGTTCGGCATTGATCTACTAAACGCGTACAGCAAAGATCCCGAGCCATTCGAGGAAGTGCAGTGGGTCACGCCCGGCTGGCCGTGGGTTGATCCCGAGAAGGACATCAAGGCTTCCAACGACGCCATCCGCAGCGGCCTATCCACGCGTTCCACCGAGGTGGCGGCACAAGGGCGCGACGCCGGTGCCGTAGATGCGGAGCAGGCAGCGGACAACAAGCGCGCCGACAAGCTTGGGCTGTCCTACGACAGCGATGGCCGGAAGGTCCTGACCGGGCGCAATGCCGGATTGACGGAAGCCGAGATCCAGCAGGACGCGAGCAAGGGAGAGGTGGACGTGAAGCCATGAGGGATCTGACTCGTGTTGCATCGCGGTTTGTGAACACGCCGCTCATGATTCACCCGCCCAAGCTGGACGTGATAGTCCAGGCGCTGGGGCCACGGCTGGGGATCATGCCGGTGGCCGGCGTGAAGCCCGTGGAACCGTTCGCCGCGGCGTACATGGAGCAGGCCGACGACAGCGGCTACCAGGTGATCGACGGCGTGGCGATCATTCCGATCCAGGGCGTGCTGACGAAAGCGGAATCCTGGGTTTCGGCGCTGAGTGGTTGCAGCTCCTACGCGCAGATCGGGGGCTACCTTCAGGACGCGGTCAACGACGCCGGAGTGCGGGCGATCCTCCTACAAGTGGATTCGCCGGGCGGCGAGACCACCGGATGCCTGGAGCTGTCCGATTACATCTACTCGATTCGCGGCGCAAAGCCGATCTTCGCGGTCGCCGACGACTTCGCGTTCTCGGCGGCCTACGCGCTGACCAGCGCGGCCGACAGGATCTTCGTCACGCGCATGGGAGCGGTCGGGTCCGTCGGCGTGGTGGTGCTGCATACCGAGGATTCGAAGTTCAATGACGAGCAGGGGTTCAAGTACACCTACGTCTTCAAAGGCGACAAGAAGGTCGATGGGAACCCGCATGAGCCGCTATCGGAGCGGGCAGAGAAAGACATCCAGTCCGAAATTGACC